TCTTCCTTGTTCAGACCATACAACTTGATCAGCTGTCATGCTCTCTTCAGCTCCTACTTGATTAAGAAATCCTGAAATTGTTCTTTGTCCGAACACTTCAGCTTCTTTCTCCATAAGATCTGGTAAATATTGTTGCGCCCAACCTTGATTTGCGGTTGTCGCTAAGTCTAAATAGTTTGATGCCAACGTAGCTTGTGCTGTTGCTGGCGTACTATTTAAGACACTACCTGCGGTAATTGCCATAATTTTGTTTTTTTAATTTTTAAATTTATTGTTTTTTATTTTGAACTTAAAATCAGGAGCTGTATCACCTAAAACTCTTACTTTAACTCCACCAGCCTCTACAACTCCATGTGCTTGTCTAGGTTCCATACTAATGTTTTTCCCCTTTTCAACACTTGTTTTTATAGCGTCTGATTTTCCTTGTTCGTAAAAGTGTTTTGCAATAGCATCAGGATTCATTGCGGTAAATAAAGATTTATGATATCCCTCAGCGTCGTTCATAACATTGTTTTTATCCAGAAACTTTCCGATAAAATTATTTATGTCGCTTTGAGTGTCTTGCACTTTATTTGCATCTTGAACATTGTATCTAAACTTCTTTTCTCCGACGTTATATTCAAAACCTTTGAATTTGTCGTTAAAAACATTTTGTGTTTTTTCTTGAAACTTAGCTACTCTTTGTTCGTTACCCTTCTTACTTTCAGCTTCTTCTTTGCTGTATCTATTAAAAAAACTAATTGCTTTTTGCTGCTCATCAGTGAGCTTTGATCCACCCTTAATTTCTTCATAGTATTTGGATTTGTTCTCTTCCAGTTGAGTTTTAGCGTTGGCAACTTGCTCTTTTAACGCTAATTTTTTTCTTCTTATATCTCTATCACTATCAACATCTTCGTCATATGAGAATTGATCTTCCATAAGGAAGTTAATTTCTTCTGTATCTAAATGAGGTTTTGTTTGCTTGTAGAACTCAAGTAATAAGTCCTCATTATCTAGTTCGTCATAATTCTTGTTTAGCTTAACATAGTCATTTATATCCCCACCAGTCTCATCAATAAAGTCGACTAACTTTTGAATGTTCTCTGGTAAAGGTTTCCCGGTAGCCTCCGCTTCCGCTATAGCCTCAACAACTTTCTCCTCAACCTCTACAACCTCTTCTTGAGTTACCTCTTCTAACGTTGAGGTTTCTTGTGCTTCAGCTTCCGGTTGTACTTCTTCTTGTTCTTGTGAGGTGTTGGCGTCTTCAATGCTTGCAACCACCCCGCTGTCGTTAGGACTATCTGTTTTAACTTCATCTTCTTTTGGTGTTGGGGGTTTTGCTAAGTCAACTTTGGTTATCGATTGACCAATCTCCTCAGGTGACTGCGTCATCTTCATTTTTACTTTTGTAACGTCGCTCTTAGGCTCGTTTGTAGTCTTTTCAACTACTTCTTTGTTTTCTTTTTCCATAATATAATATAATAATAATTAATAACTTCTTACATACCAACTCCCGCGTTGCCACCTAGTATATCATTACCTGTGGACTCAAAGTTTTTAGGTGGTTTACCATTATTTCTTTGGTCAATCATCTCGCTTTGTTGGGTTGCTTGTATTTTTGTTCTTTCGTCTTTACGGTCTTCCTTACCCGTTTCTTTTTGCTGAGTGTTTTGAAGTTCAACTTGCTTTAACTGCATGTCAAAACCAAACTCCACTTGTAGTAATTGTTTTTTGAGTTCAGTCTCCTGGATCATCGTTTGAGATTTTATTTGCGCTTTAGCTTGTTCCAATTGAATTTGTGACTGGGTTAACGCTTGTTGCTTTTGGACTTCCGACTGAGCTGCTGCTTGCTGTTGATCAGCATTAGCCTTCGCTTGTGCTTGAATATTTTCCTGCTGCATTTGTTGGTCACGCTCCATCTTCTTTTTCCTTCTAATCTTTAACACCTGGTTAGCTAGTTTTATACTTTTGATATCTCTAACGTCAATAGCGTCCTCTAAATCTAAACTACCTTGTTGCAATGCCACTTGTATGTTATTCTCTAACAACTGTTGCTCTTCCTCGTCTGGTGCTAATTCTATAAATATACCGAAATCATACAAGTGTAAGTCGCTTATCTCTTTTAATGTAGCTACGTTATGTACTCCAATACTCCTAACAAATGCGTCTGAAGTAGGTGAGTACTCTAGTATATCAGATATCCTAAGTGATAAACACTCAGCAACTTCTGATGTTAAGAATAGGCCAGATTGTAATATGTGTCTTGTTGCTACGTTTGAATTTGCAGCGGCTAGTTTTTGAACACCCACTAAAGAGTACTTGTCTGGAACACTACCATCTCTAGCTTCATTTAAACCAGTAGTATCTCTTATCATCTGTAGATAGTAGTTGTACGTACCTATCAGAGCTTGCATTTTATTACCAGCACCTTGCCCACCTGAAATCTCTTGGATAGGTATTTTACCCGGGTTTTGATCTCCATCACCCGTAAAACTCCTACCAATAACAGATCCTGTCTGAAAGTACATGTTTAAGGCTTCTTGGGGATTATAGTTTGTTCCGTTACCTAAATCTATTTCAGCTAAGCCATCAGCATCTAAATAGACACCATCAGGAACCATTCTAGATAGCACCTGCTGAAGTTTAAGATGAGTTAGTTGTATCATGTCAGCAAAGCCAGTAATCCTGCTTACAATTGACTCTATGCGACCCTCATACATTCTAGGCGCTACAATAGCGTAGTTCATTTTAACCTTAGTGTAATCACTCTTAGGTCTCATCATATTCTTAGCCATCTCCCACTTAAGAAGCTTATCTGTACCTAATATTAAAGCCCCATCATAAAGGCACTCTATAGACCTAGATACTTTACCATATTCACCTTCCATTCCCTCTGGTGGGTCGAATGTATCATCTTTTTCTATAGACTTGTCAGCGCCACTCCCTGTTTCTTTAACCTTATAAACCTCATTCATATAGGTTTTATAATTGAAGTATAAAACCTGTATTGTATTGTTATCATCTCCTAGTTGACTGTGACCACTATTATCTCTATTGTAACTTCTATTTTTCATTAGATCTTCAAGATCTTTTTGTTCTAGAAAAGGAAATTGTTTGACTAGCTCGTTGATTGGTATAGTTTTGACTTCTCCAACGTAGTATATATCATCAAAATAAGGGGATTCTGTGTGAGAATAAACTAGATTAACAGGATCTACGTAATCTATAACAACTCCTTCGGAAGTGTTGAAGGATGTTTTAACAGCGGCGATGCCAATTGTTGCTAGGTCATAATAATAACGTCTTCTAATTAAGTCGTAATTACTACCTTCAAACAAAGTATTCAACGCTTGTTCTTCTGCCAACTCAATACCTTGTTTATAAGTAAGTTGCATGTGTAACTTTAATTCTTCTTCTGTCTCTGGAAGTTCTTCTGGGTCGCTACTATACAAGTTAATACCAAAAGCTTGTTGAGCATAATCATTTAACTCTTTAGCTCGCATGTCTTTTTGTATAGCCTCCATATAAGCAGTTCTCTTAGAAACGCCAAATGGATCTTGTGAAAAAACTTTTATATCGTAATTTCTTTGAGTCATTCCGTTTACCAGAATGTCTACAAATTTAGGTATAATTGGAACAGGCTTCCAGTCTAAATTTAAATAGGACAAATCACCGTTGATCGATAACTCATCCTTATATTTTTGTGTTGATTGCTCGCCTCTAGCGTATAATCTTAAACTACGAAAGTTATTGTTACTATTAGTCCATCTACTAGAGTTAGTATTTCCATCAAACCACTCTGACTCAATAGCTTTCGCAATTTTTAAACCATACTCATAACTAGTTTTTTCTGTATCGCTAACTACTTGACTAGGAAAAGGATGATTAGTAAATTTTGACATATTTTATTTTTCTATTATTTGTGACATATTACCCTTGTTAGTATACCTGGACATATGTATGTTTAATTTAGGCTTTTCAACCTTTGCGTTTGGAGCGTACAAATGTCTGTTGTTTGCCATAACAGCTAAACCAGAACTTATTGACGCATCATGCTTTGTTCTTTTGTTTATATCAAACCTACTCCAATCATTCAGGAGTTCATTGAAGTAACAATCTCCGTGAGTTCCATCTTGTTTAATACCTATGTGATCTTGAATATACATCTCGATCGCAGCTGCATGTGCTTGCTTTATATCCTCGCTTGAATTAGGTATTCCACCGACTTCTTTTTCTGCAACAGATAATTTGTTCCAAATTTTATCGGGCCTGTTCATGCTAAACCCTCTGTATCCTCTTCGCCTTAGATAGTACAATAAACGTGGCTTGTTGTTCTCTGCTAATATTGGCATCCCGTAAAAAACCAAAGCCATCAGAACATCTTCAAAGAACATCTCAGCCGTTGGAGGTCTTGATAGGTATTCTAAAAAAAAACTGTTAGCCGGAGCATCATCCATTGAGAATCTAGTTAAACCGTGTAAAGCTCCTTTAGATCCAACTCCATCCACTGTTCCTGATATATCGTAGCTATCACAACCAAAAGCACCCATGTGTTCGTTGCCGGGATATTTCACACCATTCTTAAGCACCACGTTATTTTGAATCTGCTGAGGTGGAACCCAACTTACTTTAAACCTACCTTTAGGGTTTGGATAAAATATTACTTGTGAATCTTTAACCCCATCAACCCACTGAAAATTACCTTGAGTAACTCCTAGGGTGTTTTTCATCTCCTCATTATAATCTATCTGTTCGTACAACTTAACTAGATTAAATATACTTCCTTTTGTCTCATCTCTAAAAGCATGCTCTGTTGTTCTTGGGAACTGGCGGTAGAATTCGTTCAAACCATCAGAGTCATCCTTCAAACCATCTACTTCATTTTGCCAGTTATCTATTACGCCTACATCTATTAGTTCACCGTCTGGCGCGAATCTATCGATATCAGGAGTAGTGAAAACTGGAACTCCGTACTCATCAATAAATCCTTCGTAGTTCCATTCCATTGGGATAAACAAAGAGTATAAACCAGACTTTGTCTG